GAACAAATATAAGATTTACCCGCACCTGATTCACCAGCAAATACTGTCACTTTTCCAAGTGGAATACCTCGGTTGAAATCTGAACTAATAAGATAATTAAGTGCATAATTTCCGGTTGAAACCCAATCTGTCGGATCATTAAATCCGATTCCTAACCCATCAATGCTTTTGGTTAGGGTTTTTCTAAATTTTGTTAAGTCGAACGCTTTGTTCATAGAATCTCCCTTGAAAAGAAGTGAGGGGATCCATCCCCTCACTTGATACAACCTACGTGCTAAACGTTTCTACTACGAATTTTAGCCAAGATTTCAGCAGCACGGCTATCACTTGATTCAGTATTTTCTACTGGCTGTGAAACCGGTACTGATTCTTGCACTGGTGCTGAATAAGCAACAGGCGCTGGTTCTACTGGAGTAGAATAGCTTTGCACAGGTGTAGGGATTGCACTAACTGGATCACCAGTAGCTTGACTCATACCGGCTGGTTTAAAGTATTGACCCCAACGTTCCATATCATATGCTTCACCATCTACCGAAGCTTCGAACATTTCTTTGATTACACGTAATTCAACTTCAGTTGGTTTCTTTGGTAAGAAATCTGTTAAATTGTATAACCCAAATGTTTCGATAGCTGATTGCTCACTTGCATTTAATGGACGAGTACGGCGGCTCCAGTTGGAGGTTGAGTAATCCGCATAACCACCTTTACTGCCTTTTTTCAAACGGAAGTCCAAACCATTAATGTAATCGGTTGGTAAGTCTTCTAATTCTGGGTCAACTAACGCTGAACGAATTAGTGTAAAGATTTGTGGGCCAATAATGAATCTACGGACAGGATTTTCTGGTTTTTCTTTTTCACCAAGACCGTCTTCTGGAACGAAGCCTTGGAAAATATAAGAGCGTTTTTTCCAGTATTTACGACCTTGTTCTTCTAATGAAGGGTCTTTGAACCATGCACGTACTTCTGATAAGATCGGACAAACTGATCCATCATTATACATTTCAACGCAAGGCACTTGTACTGTTACTTCTTTTGATTCTGCTTCACCTTTGATTCCAGCGAAAGGCAATTTAATCATTGCACGTTCAACCCAGAAAAAGGTATTGTTTGAGTCACCATCCGGTAAGAATCGAAATACAGACTCGCTGCCTTCTTTCATATTCCAGAATGGATAAATTGAGTTGTCCCCGAAAGAACGGTTGTTGTCAGATCCACGTTGATCTGCTTGTTTTAATTTTGCTCTGATTTCAGCAAGTGTTGCCATGTTAATTCCCTTTAATTTGCCTATATTTGGACTTTTGTTTTTGCCTATAGGTTAGACTTCCTGCCTAACCAACTTTGCATATGCGTATTATATGCTATTTTATTTATCTTGTCAAGAAAAATTTTTTTCTTTTCAAAATTTGTTTCCTAACCAACAACGCATAAGAAGTATTATAGACGATGTTGGTTAGGATGTCAAGCTTTTTTAGTGTCTTGCTAAACTAATGATTCTAGCTAATGAATCTAGCTCACCAAATTGTACATGTTCTTTCACTGGTTGTTGTGATTGAAAATTTGGAGTTATCGATTGACCAACTGTATTCAATGCTGCTGATGGAATACCTTGTTGAGGAGCGGCTGCTGCAGCCGCTGCTTGGTCTCGTGGTGCTCTTATAGCAGCTAATTTAGCGTTATATTCAGCATCATGTGCTGCGTTGTTTTTTTGAAACTCTGCTTCAGCCGCATCATAATCAGCTTGTGATGCACTCATTTGATTTTGCACTGGTTTTGCAACTGATTTGGCAGCTGGTTGTTTAGCAGTTGCCGGTTTAAACCCAGCTGGTGGTTGAACACCTTGTTTAACTAATGCCTGTAATGTATTAGGACCGATCAATCCATCAACTTTTAATCCATTAGCTTGTTGAAATGCTTTAATTGCTGTTGGATTGGTATAGATATCAGCTGGGACTGCAGAGCTTGGTTTTGCATTTTGTACTGGTGTTGTTGGTTTAGCAGTTGATTGAGCATTCGGGTTCATGATGTTAGCATAACCGCTCTGTGGCTTCATTGCAAATTGTTGAGAAGTTGGTTTAACCGGTGCAGTAGTCGCTGGTTGTACCGAAGTAGCTTGGTCTAATACACCACCTACACCTGGTGGTAGAGGAGCGGTTGCAGCTGGGTTTACGTGCGGTTGTGGCGTCATAAATCCTGGTTTTGTTGCTTCTTCTATGTTATCAATGAAATCACGGAATGCTGCGGTTGTTTCAGCAATTGCTCTGTTCTGTACTTTATCGCTAAATGAATGAGTAGTCAATTCCATTATTCGATCCAATGATTCATTAGCTTGTGAAATTTGTTTGTTAGCTTTTTCAGCATAATCTGCACCAAATTCTTGATCATATGCCAATGCTTGTTTTGTTGCTGGTCCCATTATACCATCCACTTTAATCTCATAACCTTTTGCACGTAGCTCTTTTTGAAGTTTCTCTACTGCTGGGTCACGACGAGAAGCAGATGGTTTTGCACTTTGTTTAGGAGTGGTTGATGCTGGATTTTGTATAGGAGTGGTTGATGCTGGATTTTGTATAGGACTTGATGGTTGAGAAGCGGCAGTTTCTTTATCAGGTAATGCATGAGTTGGTAGCGGTAACCATGCAGGATAATCTTGCATAGTTCCATCTCTATCTTTAATTTGAACAGGTGGTTGACCTAATTTGCTTAACTCAAAACCCCCGTCAAATGCTGCAGCCACTGCATCTTTCCATGAAGGACCATTGTCACTGGTATTTCTAGTAGGATATGGACCATAAATTCGTTCTTGTTCAGCACTTGTCATAGGAGTTAGTCGTTTGGCAAAATCACTTGCACCTTGCTTTTCTAAATCAGCGATTTTATTCATGTATCCAGAATGTCCCGCTATATCTGGGTTAATTTCTGATAATGTTGCATTATATTCTTGAAGCAATCTTGCTGATTCAATTAATTGTTGTTCTGTAATTTTTTTCATTATAATATTCCTGCATTTCTTTTAATAATAGCGAGTTCGCCTTCAGCCAATGGATGCTCTTGCATAACTTTAACATTGTTTAGTAAATCATTTTCACGATCATCAGATTGTTTAACACCAGCCAATTTTAAGACATTATCCTGCTCTGATGAACTCGGATCTTTCATATCGATCAGTTGAAATACTCTCTTAACATCGGTTTCATTAGCATTTGGACAATCACCATCATCATACGCTTTTTTAACTTTAATCTTACATCGAGTTCCACCTATAGTGAAGTTTTTCTTTTCTCTGTTCCAAAAGCCAGCGATTATGCTCAGTAATTGATCTATACCAGATTTTTTTGGATCTGTTTCTGGACCTTGATCTTCCTCTTCTGGTTCTGCATAACCACATTCAGCTGGAGATATCCCAAATTCACGTAATGCATCTGCTATCGTCATACCTTCTGCAAAGGCAGTTTCCAAAGTCGCACCTGACTCTTTGGCCTGAATAAATTTAGCTTTTACTTTTGCTAATCGATTAACACTTTCTGCCATTGGCATCGGTTGCTGTGGAGCACCGGCTGCTGGAGCTGGCATTGGTGCAGGGGCTGGTGCAGGAACTTCTGCAGGGGCTGGGATAGCTTCTGGAGCAGGTAATGGTTCTTGATCAGGCACATTTTGACCTCCTACTTCACCTGGGTTTGTTATATACAAGTTTGGTAGATCTTTAATAATTTCTGGATTATTAGAGTTTATATAATCACTAATTAAATCACGGATCGCTACATCTTCGGCATCTTTATCATCAAAGTTGATATTAGAAATTGTATCTAAAATATGTTGATCTTTAATAATACTTGGATCAATCGCTTCTTTACCGAAATCACCACCTGCCAATTTATTACCTAATAATTCATTGAAGGCTGCTAATTTAGTACCAGATGATTGTGAAATATCTTCAATAAATGCTTCAAATACTGATTCTGGATTTAGTGATTTACGAGTGCTTGTTTTTTGTTTATTAGTGGGTTCTGATTTACCAAACATTTCAGATATATCGTCTGCACCCAATTCGCGAACTGGTAAGTCTGATTCATCTAACATATTGTACAAATAAGGAAATACCGATTTTAAATCTTCATTAAATGATCTAACAGTTAATCGATCAACCCAATCATTCATAATAGTTTCTGGGATTTCTTTATCCTCTCTCATTTCAAATGATTCGGCGAATTTTTCATAGAAAGGTCGTTTTTGTAAATTGATTACTTCTTTTTTAATAGATTCAATTCGTTCAATAACTTTCGAAGTAACTGCTCCCATTGATTCTGAGATTTGATCTTGACGTTTTACATAGCCATTGAACTTGCGTAATTGCTGCAATTCTTCACTGAGTCCAGTAATATGTTTACCAATAGCATCATAGGGATTACCACCATGATTGATATGTTCAGCTAATGCTCTAGCACCAGGTAAATGTTTAAATGGGTATTTAAACCGTTCCCCACTTGCATTTTCAATGTAAATATCGTTGATATGCATAGAACGACCAGCAGCAACATTTTGGTTTACTGGTTGACTATGTTTTACGATTAGTCTAGATTCACCAATTTGTTGGTAACTGATACGACTAGTACCAAACATTTTATTTTCCATAATTGCGGTTTCCTTTGGTTTTGCTTGAAATTGATAGTCACGTTTATCCAAATTGCTTTTACCAATATTTTGAACATCAAAATTTAACATTCTTGATTTTGCAAATTTTCTAAATGACCGAATAAATTTATATGCACGAGAATTTGATGATTTTGCATCACTAATATCACCACTCATTTGTACAACAATACCGTCTTCTTCATCTAATGTAATGGTTATTGTACCTAATGATTCTTCATTTTCAGTATATTCAAATTCGAAAAATCTAGCATTAGGTATGTCACGTTTAGTCGTGATAACTTCTGCATTTTCATCACCGATTTTAATACTCGGGAATCGTGATTGAATTTTTCCATACAAATCTTTAGCAACTTTATCTAAATTATTTTCCATGTATTATTTATCCAAAATAAGATGAAACGAAAACAGGTAACGGTGCTTCCCAATCATCATCCATATGTCCATCAATGCTCATCATTTCTAGAACACCTGGATCCCATTCTGCCAATACAACACTCATTCTAACGATCAATAATAATGCCGAAACTAAATCATCATGTTGTCCTTGTTTTGCTTTAAAACTAACACCGGATGCAATAAAGGTTTTAAGTTCACTCAAAAGTGGTCGGCTATTGATTATCATCTTCCCTTCTTCAATTAAAAATTTTAATCGAGCACAAGATGAAATTTTGTTCCCAAAGGTTGTATTGAACCCTTTCCTAAATTTTTTAACATGCCCTTTTCTAATTGGTTCGCTTAAGAATAATCCAGGGAAAGTTTCCTCGCCTAAATTTTCTATAACTACTAGAGCACTATCACCTACATTATTATTCTCAACTGACCAATAAATACTATTAGTATGCTCTATACCTATTTCATCTTGAATGTATCTGAGTATATCTCGTAATATTTTACATTGACCTTGAATGGGTGTTAAATTATGCTGCCATTCTGCAACTTGAGTTAAGCTTGGTAGTTCAAATACTTGTATACCGCCATAATCACCACCCGTGCCTAAACTAGGATCCAAAGATATCAAGTATAAATGCCCGGCGGTTGGTTTTTTATACCAGCGTACTTGTCCCATTTTTTGGATTGGTTCTCGACCGACTAATTCAGCTAGGACTAAACTACTCACTAATGTTTCATCATAAACCAAGAATTCGCATCCGTATTCACGACGAAATCGTTCTTCCCCTATCCTACCCAATTCTTCGACTTTCCATTCTTCATCCCGGTCTGGGTGATCCCACCAATCAGATTTATAGCCAAAAAATCCGTTTCTACCTTTACCATCGGTACGTTCATTTCCATATGCATCAAATACATCTTTACTTTCTTTCCATATGATAGCAAATTGATCTTCATCCGAATTTGGGGTAGACGTAATAATAGCACGGCCACCGGTGGCTAGTGTAGGTGATATTGAAGTCCAAAATTCGTTTGCTATGTTAGGTTGCACGAATGCAAACTCGTCACAATATAAAAGTGAAATAGACATACCACGACCAGTTGTCCCAGTAGTTGTTTGACTTACAATTCTGGAACCATTATCAAATTCCATAGAACCTTTATTATAACTAACAACTCCAGCTCTCAGAAAATCAGGACATAATTCATAGCCGTATCGAATACGTTGCATAATCTCTTGTGCACCGGTATATTTGTGTGCTGCTACGAGTATAGTTTGATCTGGGTGGAACATTGCATACCATAATAAGTACGCTGATGCACAGGTGGTGTTGTGAGTTGGAATCATTGTTTTACCACATAAGAACATATGCTCATGATTATCAACTTGGATACATCTCACCGGTACTGAATTTGTTTTAGTAAGTTTGTTAATGTATAATCTAGTGTTTTTTACATGCCCTTTACATAATAGTTGTCTTTCAGCTTTTCGTTTTAACTTAAATACTATATATTTTGTAGTAGAAAATTTCAATGTATAATAATTCACACCATTTATAATTTTACAAGAGCAGCGTGATTTAATTCCAAGTGATGACAATATTGACCTAACTTGTTCTATTAATTCAAAGTTCTTTTGATAAAATTCACAATTCCCCTTTTTTGTACAGCTTCCATCAGTATCCATCAATCCGCGAATTAATTCGAGCCGTTGATCAATTGATGAGAACATATAATCATTTGGTATATGTTTATTTTTTAATAGATTGTTTTCATTCAATAAGGTCCGTAGTCCTATAATGTTTCTACGTTCACTATTATTGCTATTTACGGATGGTTCTGATACGGTATAGCCAGATTCTAATATATATTGAATCATTTCTATATTATCTATATTTGATTGAACGTATCTACCATCCCCAGAATACCCATCACCAAGCCACAATCCTAATATATATGGATGAATTGGTAGTGACTTATAATCGTATTGAACAGGTTCTGTAATATCTATATACAATCCTTGATCTAATGAATGTGTACCTTTATAATCTTTTATTTCCTCAGTAGTAAGAATTTTTGATTTATTACTCCAATTTGCTGTACTAACTTTCCATAAGTGCTCTGCATCAGCAATAATGGTTTCCCCATTGTCGAATTCTACCGCATAACATGTATGGTTATACATGATTTCAGTAGCAAACGTAACAGTAGTAGGTTCTCCGATATTACTTAATATAATATCACCAACTTGAACATCCCCCATAGTTGTCCACCCACTTGGTGTTGGGATTGGTGTATTTAAACTTAATGCTTTGCCACTTTGACGAGGGAGCATGTTTATGTTAAAACGATTATTATGATAACTGCTTAATAAGCCAACTTGATAGTCAAATGGCTGGAATAGTAATCGCCCTTTAACAGAATGCTGTATATAGAAAAAGTTTTTTGCAAAGTACAGGTATCCAGATTCTGGATCCATACATGCGACCATATCTTGTATTTGTTGTTCAGTCCATTGTTGTTTAACATGGGCTTTTTTAGTTAATGTGTTATCTGCTGCCATGTTATTATTTACATAAAAATAGCCCCAAAGGGGCTATTTTTATGTTTTGCCAATATTTTTATCTTGATTTTACTTCGTTGTATAATTTATACAGATTTGACACTAAAGTTTCTGCTAATGGATTCCCACCACCATTAACTTTTGGTGCTTCTTCCCCTTTACTGAGTAAATCGTTGCCCATTGCTAACACTGCTGACACACCTAATGTTCTTTTTGCTGATCCATTTTTCATAGAATTTGCAAAATTATCATCTTCATACTCATCTTCAAGAGACTGATCATCCGATCCTAATACCATTTTATCTGGATCGCCATATTGCGGTTCCATTTCTGATTCATCCGTATAATCATCACTACTAATAGTAATAATTTCTGGTTCATCATGACTATCCATATCATCCGAAGAAATTCTTAACGGCTCTGGTGAACTTGTTTGAATATTAGATGAATCCGGGTCATCTTTTTTATCAATATTTCTTAAAATATCCATCAAATCTCGGATACCATTTGCACCTTGACCGGTAATTGATACGTTCATGTTCAACGAATCTTGTTGTTTAGTTGGTACTGCATTGTCCATAC